CGCAGCAAATATTCTTGAAATAAATACATCGTCACCTTGCTTAATTTGCAGTAAAAAATACTGTTCTTCCATCTCTTTAGGATCTTCCACAACTTCATTATTCATAAAAAATCCTTGATTTTCGATTAAGTATTCGGAACTTTTTATTTTCAAATCTTCCGAAATTTCTTCACAAATATTTTTTACTTCATAATGCAGATTCATAGACTTCCTGGTATAAGGATTATAGTCTTTAACGTTAAAAAATCGCTGGCAGATGATATTGCCGTCTAGTGTAAGTAAAAATTCAAACTTGTTTTGTTCTTGAATGTTCATAAGTCTTAGTTTTTATTTAATTTTAAATTTAATTGTATGTTTATTTTTTTCTTTAGTAGTTAGTCTTAGAAAAGGATTTAGGAATTTTATCCATGCATCATCACTCTTTGGTAAAACAGTGAAAATACCGTCCTCCATCATCATTTTCATAGTATTTTTATAAGAACGCCCTTCGGTATCAAGATTTTCTTTTATTAAAGAATTAACACCATTTTTGGCTTCTTCGGTTAAAATTGGCTCATCCAAGCAAACCATTTTATTATTTATATCAAAAAATTCATCACCGAAAACACCGAGCTTAGTAACACCAGTTAAAAAGTTCTGTACCAATTTATTTTCCTTGTCTTCCGAAAATAAAAGATTACCTCTCTCTCTTGCTTCACTTAAAGTAATTTGCTTTTCTTTTATATCGGGGAAAAGTGAGATTAATCTTTTAATACCCATATTTTTAATACCGAAGATGTTATCAGAAGGATCACCACATAAAATTTTAACCAGTTTGACATTTTCAATCAAGATAGTTTCATGATCATAATCAATTATGTCATTCTTCTTATATACTTTTCTGTGTGATGGGTTATAGAGCGTTACATTCTCATTTACGAGCTGTGCTAAGTCCCTATCAGATGAGTAGATTATCTTTTTCTCTTTAGGAGAATTTTGTGTGTAGTAGGCGATGCAATCATCAGATTCACAATACTCGAATTCACCTTGCCTAACATAAAGTTCTTCCAAGTATTGTTTAATCCTAGATCTTTGCCTTTGGTATGAGAAAACTTCCTCTTCAGTCCTTGTTCTGGACTTTCTGTTCTCTTTGTAATGATGATATATTTTCTTTCTAGATATATGACCATCTTTACCATCCCAGAATACGCAGATTTTATCAAGTTGATAATTTTCAAACGATCTTCTGAGTGTGTCGATAAAGTGAAATAATCCACCTATATGCTGACCTTTATAAAAATGGTTTTTTAAACCGTAGAAACCAATGGTTAATAGATTATCTCCATCAACCAACAATGTATTAGACATTTAGTCTAGTCTTTAATAGTTAAACAATCAATCTTCGTTCTCTTCTTCTGGTATCGGCTCAAACTTTAGTTCTTCAAGATTATCGACTTTTTCATCGAATAATGAGCTAATATAGTCTAAGTTATCCTTTACATAATCCTCTCTAGATTTTTTCTCTTCTGCAGCTTCTTTTGCTCTCATAAATCCATGAGGTGTAACCATAATTTTACCATCACCAAACTGAATACCGTTTACGTGGTTTTTCATAACTGTAATTTTACTTCTTGTTGCAACAGTTACAGTTCGCTTATTCTTAGTGATTGAAATTTTTGTTGTACCAGCATTTTTCTCGTTACCAAATCTGAATACTAATGTTGAATTCAACCAAATAGATTCACCACCCTTAGCTTTGATTTTAGGTTGACCAAATGGATTATCAGGAAGTTCAACCCAAGGTTGGTTAACGATAATCAAAGTGTTTGTATGAGCCTTATCTGCTCTTCTAGAGCCAGATATTCTTTGGTTGATACCCATACCAATCTTATCAGATAAAACAGACGCATTATGTTGCTTTCCGCCTTTACCTTCCCATGTCATCTTACATGGTACAGAACCAACAGAATCCCATAGGAATAACAAGTCATATGGTAATTCACCTTTTTCTTGTAAATCAAGCATCTCATTAATAAAATCTGTGATTTGCTCAATATATTCAAAATCGTTTCTAAAAATGAAATCACCAGAATATGTTACTTCTCCAGTTCCTTGATCAACATCTTTTGTTACAGGAATACCCATAATTGAAGCATGATCAAAATCAAACTTTTGTTCAGTGATTATAAAAATTGGTAACATACCTTTTTTAATACCATCTGCAGCTGCTCCAAGTAGTGCTGTGGTTTTACCTGTATCTGAGTGACCTAAAAACATATTAATATGACCTAATGCTGGCCCAGGTAAACCAGTTGCATCCAAAAATGCATCACCAAGGTCCAAAAAACGATCTGGTTTATATGTTGTTTTGCTTGAATATTTCGAAGCAAGTTGTGAAATCGAGAAGTTTTGTTTTTTTATAGCCATAATAATAATTTTTTAAAAATGGGCCATTGACGTTATCTCCGGCCCGTTGGGTTAGAATGGCAGATTTTCATCTGCATCTTCATCTTCTTGTGGATCTTCAATTGGTGTAGAAACTGTTTGTTTTTTACCAACAATAACATCTTCTCCACTAGCACCTGAAACCCATTTTTTACCTTCTGAGTCCCAAGTAGGTGTTTCACCTTTTGCTACCATTTCCAAATATTCTTCTGGTTTTTTAGAATAAACATCAGACCAACTTAATTCATCGTTAACCCAACCTTTTGCCACTGTTTCATCTGAGTGAAGTGGTGATGGGTCTTCCGGAATGATAGAGTTAATTGTTGTGTATTCTTTACCATTACCAGATTTTGTTAATGTTAAGAATAACGTTAAGTCTCTACCTGTTTGTAGATCTGTAATATCTCCCTTCTTTTGGAATAATGGGAAAATCTTATCTAGAATACCGTCTTGTTTTGAATTGTGTTTAAATCTCCAAAACTTTGGTCCGTCTTGCTCATTATCGCGATCGATAACTTTTACAATATAGAACTTCTTAGAACGATATTGACGAGCGTATTCTTTATCTGATTCTACACCTGTATTCATTAAACTTTGATACACCTCATTTAATGGAGAGCGCTTACCATCTTGCTTTGGATCGTATAATTTAACCCACTTTCCATCCACTTGGATTTCATGGAAATAAGCCTCTTTAAATGGTGATGTTCCATCTGCTGTAGGTAGAATTCTGATTCTGCGTTCTTCCCCTTTAGAGCCTTTAGGTAATACTGTTGTAAAATACCTTTTAAGTCTCTCTTCGCTAGATACTCTGTTGTTGTTTCCGCTTGCGGATTGCTTGCTTTTTTCGTACTGTGCTAGTACTGCATCTACTGTACTCATATTATTTGTTTTTAAATTGACAATAGTAAAATATAAACAAAAAAACCCAGATTACAAAATCTGGGCTAAAAATATTTTAAAAAATATATAAAAAATTATTCTAGGGTAAGTAAATATGCTAATTTGTTCAACGAACCCAACATTTCGTCTCTAAGGTTTAAAAGATCGGTATCTCTTTCTTGTGATAATTCACCACTAAAACCTATAAGTCTATTTTTTGCGGTTTGTAAAAATTCCACAATATTAAGTTCGGATAGGTTATTCATTTGGATGGTATTTGTAGAATTATCTAAAGCAAATCTACCATGTTTACCCATACAAATTTCAACATATTCGTCAATAAGACCGTCTAAAGTCTCATAAATTTCACCAAAAGCTTTATGTCTAGCATAACCTTTAGTTTGCCAGTGTAATATTTTAAACTGATTCTGTAGTCCTAAAAAGAAATTTACATTAGAACTTAGGTTGTTGTTCATCTTGGTAAGGGTTAAAGCTTCCAGCTAGCTCTTCTTTTGAATAGTTCTCAATTTCGTTTTTTGTTAAAACATATTCGTTTTTACCGCTAGCTCTCATTTCGTCTTGTTTATGAGCAAAAAACTCTTGTGGTTTTTCGTTAAATGGATATGAATCCAGTGAACGCATCTCTAGCTTCTCTTGTGGGGTTTGTGGTTTCATTTCTTCAACTCTAGCACCCAGTTGATCAATTTTAGATATTATAGCGTCCATATTACTTAACTTAGACTCTAAATCGTCTAGTTTACTGAATACTGTATCCATTTTCTGGATAACACTATCATTTTCCATTTTTGAGGTTTCCAGTTCGTTTTTAATGTTTTTGGTCATATTAACCAAGTCGGTAACATCCACCTCTTCTGTTTCACCCATAGCTGGGCTATCAGGTAATCCTGGTGCTGCTGGAATTCCCGCATCTGGTGCTGGCATTTCTGGCGCAGCTGATGCGTCTGGCGCAGCTGGGGCGCCTGCTGGAGGTAAAGCGGCAGGCTCAGCCTGTTCTTTTATAATATAATGCTTAGTTGCATTTCTATTGATTTCTCTAAATCTATTAACCTCTTGTAAAAGCTTTTGTTCTAACATAGTTTTAGTCTTGTAATAATTGTCTACCGTCTTCGGTAATGTATTTTTTATTTATTCTTTCAACAATACCATCTTTAGATCTGATGACATAACATTCACCAGTCTGCAAATCGCATTCTTCTCTTTCCATTTGGTCATTAGAAACAGCTTTTGTAACCTTTGGGTTTAAAAACTGATTGACCGCGTTATTTAACTTTTCCATAGTGTTAAAATGTATACATATAAATACTACAATCTTTATGTTTTTTCTGGTTTTATTTCCTTACGTACCTTAAATATAAAACATCCCCCTCAACTAACCTTAGTTTTCTCATTAAACTAGGACTAATAGCAAAGCCATATTGTGCATAAGTGGGATCATCTATACTAGGCCCACTATGAACTGGGCCATCAAATTTACCGTCATTAGGATTGACGTTGGTCTCAAGTGTGTATGTTGCGTTTGATTTAGGTACATAAAAAATAGTATCCCAACCAAAAAGGGTTTCTTTATTTGTGTTTGTTACATTCGCTCTTATAGAATAATATTCATATAACGGTCCAATGTCTGATAATTTAACAAGTTTATTAGGATATGCTTTCCATCCACTAACCATGGATAATTCTGCTGGTGACCCATTTTTAATTGGTATGTATTTTCCTGAGCCTAGAACACATACTCTAGATCTAAGCCAATTCTCGTTGTTGTAGTTAATTGATTGAATATATTGTTCTGGTTTACCATTTATCTGTTGACCATTATATGGAAGTAGATCGCCAAATAAAAATCCGGATGTTTTATTAATATTATTTAAATCTTCTCCTCTTGCTGGAGCTCCAGGATCAATTGTAAAAGTTTTATTATCTGTCGTTGTAATTGATTTAGCTGTTGTTTGAGCTTGATCCGATTGTTGTTTTTTCTTAACTGCAGCTGAAAGTATTCTACTAAATAGCGGCCTATAACTAGACATAAATGTACTTTCTAATGATGGTAACGAACTATTAGAAATTCTAACACCAGTAAATGTTGTTTCAAATGTTCCTTGCTTAATTGCGTGATTAACGTCAAAAACAAGATATGTTCCAGCAAACATAGGAACATTAGCCAAATAAAAATACATGGTTGGCTGTATCATTGCATTACCCATACAAGTAACACTACATTGATACGAAGCTGTTTTATAAATGTCAAATAAACCTATATCAACAGCATGGCTACCGCCGCCACCTTGTGATCTTGCTAATCTTTCTTGTGCTAAAGCACTTTCTGTTGTATTCTTATATGTGCTTTGATCAAGAGAAATGTTTTTAAATATATTTTGTGCTTGATCACCAAAGTTTATTTCAAATGAAACTACTCTGTTTGATTTCGATAAATCAGCATCCATGAATATTTTTGGTTCAATCAATAACGGATTGTTGTTTGGATTTTTGATATCAAAACCATCGTTTTTAAATTTATACTCTTTACTAACTTTAGACATATCTAGATATTGAGATGTCGTGTGTGCCAAATAATGTACGCGCAATACTTTTAGAAGGTAGTATTTTTTTCTTATTAGTAGAATTAGTGCCATAGAAATTTACATAAGCCGGTAGCGGTCTCAAATCAAAGTTTGTTCCTTGAATCAATAATGAAACTGCGCTATATAAATCTATTTTAATATTTTTTTCATCCGCTAATGAAATTAAACGTTCAAGACTTATGTATGCCTCATCTCCAATGTCTCTATTAGATCTATCTAAAAATAAAAATTCATCCATTAGACTTCTTTGGCCAATTGCGTTTCCAGAAATCCATTTATCATTAAAAGATTTAAAATATTGATATAAATCTAATAATGTTGATTTTGCCTCATTAAATCCATGATAAATGGTGACCTTTCCTTCTAATGTTTCTTCTTTTAAAACTGAAAATTTTCTAGTAAGGTTATTTAAAAAGTCATTTAATCTATTTACCTGAGGACGGAATATATTAGCCTCTATATAAGTTTTAAAGTTAGTATAATTTGGTGAAAATCCAGGAGTATTAACAATTTGATCTTTGACCCATCCGGCATAAATTCTTGCTAATTCTCTATGTGCATATATATTTTCAGAGTTAACCTGAATATCGCTTATTTGAAAAAAGTGATGATAAAGGTTACTACTAATTCCGCTATATGTTGCACCAGTAATATTTTGACCAATGTATAATTCAATTAGTTTTTGATTTTGTGCTGTTAATTGAGAAACATTATATTCATTTACACCATAAGTTTTTGATCTTCCGATATATCCACGAATAACATAATCATCAATTTGTCTAGGGTTACCAATTGTTAAAATATCTAAAGCTTTATTGTTTAAAAGTTGATTAGTTAAATCTTCTAGCTTTTTTGTTTGATTTTCCTTTATTTTTGTTTGGTATCCACTAGAATTAAAATCAATACCGTCTTTAGATATACTAGTAATTTCTTTCAAAAGACTTTGAAAAGAACTATAATCAATTCCCTCTTTTACTGTATCTAGATCGAGATCTAATGACGCAAAATTAATAAACATTTTTTCAAACTCATCTAATATGTCTGGGCTAAAAACGGCAATTAAATCCATCACGCGTTTTTTATTACCATTTAAAGTATATTCTCCAGAAATATTTTCAAATCTTTCTCCATATGTTGGAAAGTACACTGTACTATATGATGGGTTGTTATTTAAATTATTTGAATCATAAATAAGTCTGAATGAATCTTGTGTTAGTGTATTGAAATTATTAATCAAGTCGGTTATTTGACCCCCGTTAAATGAAGGTAAAACAGTATAACGAGTATCCTTAGGTGAAAATATTGAATTATCAACCAAACACGTAAAAGTATATCCGGATGTTGATGTTGGTTTGGATATAACAAACTTGGTCATTCCTGATGCTACTGCAGCAGAATATTGGTTTGCGGCATTAGCAGCATTTGCACTTGTTTTTGTAAATCCAGATGGGTTATAAAAACTATACCCATTAACAATTTGTGAATAGATACCATGGTAGAATGGATACAACCCCACATAACTATTACTATTATATGTTGCGCCGGTTATTGTACTAGTCATTCCAGTTTGATCTGGTGTTGTATTTCCAGTTAAACTAAATGAAGCATTAGTTGCGTTATCAAAAAATGTAGCTCCGCTAATAGGAATTGTAATTCCGCTTATAATATCAATACCGTCAGTAAGATATTTTTTATATCTGTGATATTGTGCCCCCCATTTTAAAATTAAATGATGTGGTATATAATGTGTCGCACCAACTTCTTTAAATAACGAAAACATAAATGTCTTTTTACCATCAAAGTCTAAAACGTCGTCTAAATCTTTATATGGTAAAGAATTTAATAAAATATATGCCGATCCAACATATCTACCCTCAACCCCGCCTTTCATAAAATCATCATATAGTTGCTTGTGAAAATATGGCGTGTTTAATAGATTTCTTGTAAAATTATCATACTTTATTTGACTCGAAAACATATTTTTATGGTAACTTGAATTAACCCAAGCTTTCGGATTAATTGGTGAGCTAATAAAATTAGAATTTTCATTAACCTTAAAAATACCTTTATAACCAATAGATGAGCCGGAACCGAAAGTGTTACTCAATAAATTAGTTGAAACATATGAACTGTATAGATCAGAATTAAAAGGAAACTCTTTTGTTCTATATTCTGGAATAACAAATGAATCTAAAGCAGATTGTAATTTCTCAAATTCATTACTTTTGGTACCATTATTTTGAACAGAATTAGTATAATGTTCAATTTTAAAATCATCATCAAGTAACCCTCTAATATATTCTACTGTTGTTAGACCATCTTGAAAATATGGGTATCTCTCTTTTTCTGCGTATTTTTGAAGTGAATCTGTTAAATCTGTTATACTTTTAATTCTTGTACTAAGTAATGCTCTTATATCAACATCACTTTGTGTTGCTCCACTAATATTTTTAAATTCATTTTCAACAATTTCGTCTAAACCTTTTCCATAATCAAAACTCTCTAACGATGTAATTAACTGTGCTCTCTCATAAATCTCGTAAAGAATATTTGATAAAGATTTGTTTATATATGGTGCGGGGTCTGCAATTTTTAATAATGAACTTACATTAAAAGTTTCTCTTGTTTCTTTATCATCATCAAAAACAAACGTAATTTCTCCGGGACTAACTTCTTTACCAGTTCCAGTATCCACTCTTTTAACAGCTACGCTATTATATGTTTCAACAAACTCAACCTCTGGCCAAATATTATAGTTATTACCTTTTGTTAATCCTATTATTTCTGGATCTGCGGGATAAAAGAATGTTGGTTTATCATCTCTACCATTCTTTTTAACTTCTGGCCAAGGATAAATTATTTCTCTTTGATCATCTGCGGTTTTAGCGGCATACGCTATTTCTTTTTTTCTTAAATCAGATTTTTGAATTGACTTGTTGTGTACGTCTTTCATTAGTCTAATGTACGTATCTGCATTTGCTAAAATAACAGCAAAAATATTTCTAATTGTAGGTTTAAAACCAAAACCAACCTCTTTGTTTTGTATCACCACATTCATTTTATTTTCAACTTCATTTTCTACCGCGTCTCTTTGCTTTATGAATGTGGCTTGTATTGATTTTATATAATTTATTAATTTTTCATTTGATACAACTATTTGGCTATCTTTTATTTCATAAAAGTTTTTAATATTTTTTACTGTATCTAACGATACTGTCTGTGTTTCTATACCGTTTTTTAGTTTGGCCTTTGGTTTAGCACCAAATGCTTTATTTTTTTCAAGATCATCTACATAATACTTTATAATAGATGCTAATGAGTTACTTGTTGTTGCTCCTGTAACTATTTCAAAATTAAGCGGGCCACTTGTAACTTTACTGCTATCGTTTGTTGGCTTATTTAATCTATAATAATTTACAGTTGTATCAGTGGTTGATCCGGGAAATCTAACGGTCTCAGAATATGGTGGATTATCTGCTGAAAGGTATCTACTACCCCAAGAGATAATAGCCTTTTCAAATTTATCGAGAGTCTTATCATATTGTGCCACATCACTTAAAACATCTGGTTCAATTGTTTCAGAAAAAAGTGCTTTTTCTATAATTGTATCCAAAGCGGTTGCAGTCATTAATAAATCTCTAAGAGTTTTAACTGGAAAATTTTTATCTATATAACCCTTTGCTTTATATTCGTTATAAACAGATTTTAATATTGCGTATCCTTTTGTTGTTTTAGAAATAGTTTTTTCAATAAACCCTGTTTTTTCATTCACCTTAAGTGGTTCTGGTTTTTCAACCATATACATGAATGGCGCATTAATAATGTTTTGTAAAAGTATATCGTTTAAAAATGCGTAGCTTGAGCCAACAAATTTTGTTGCAATTTCAAAATTACCGGTACTGCCATTGAATTTAGATTTAAAATCAACTAACTGAAGTCTGTATCTTATCGCTTTACCATAAAATCCTTTAATTGTTAAATAAAATATTGGCCATGGTTGATGAAAAAAAGCTTTATATGGTGAATTGTCCGGGGCGTCAAATAAAGTTTTACCTCTAACATCAATAAAATTTATACCAACTTGAGGGATGTTGTTTGCCCCTTTAACTGTAACATTTATTGAATCAATACCGAATGTTTGTGCAGTTGGGTCGTAATGTACACCTTCTCCGGTTGTTCTACTAGACGCTATATTATTATTTGAAACAAATGTTTCTGTCCAATTTGTATCAAAATTGTTTTCAAACTCATTTTTTGGGTCTGAGTTTCTAAGTAAATTAAATTTTCCTTGTGCAACAGATGTTAATGTATTTGTTTGAGATTCAGAATATAAAACACTTCTTGGTACCAGATCGGCCTCAAGGTTAACATACATTACTAAATTTTCGTGATCAACAAATCTTGGTTGCAAATCGCCAGATGAGGAAACAACGGTATTAGGATCAATGTGTACTATGTTTTGTTGATCTACTAATACTAATATGTTTTCATTCTGATTTAATTGATTATTCGCCATAATATAGTCTATACAATTCTACGCCCTTTTTATAATCTTGTAAAGAATTAATCAAAGGAAAAGGAATCCTAATAATTGCGTTATCTGGTATCTCAAACTCTACGGAACCTAATTTGGGATTAGCCATTAAAATTAACCAACTAAACAATGGGGTTCCATAATATTCTTGTGATATTTTATCTAAACGGTCTTTACCCTTTTTATAGTTAAAAAACTTATCAGTAGACTTTTGGGGTATTTCAATACCTGGAACAATTTTATGTTCCCCGTCTTCTAAAAAGTAATCATATCTATTGAAATACTGATTCATTATTTACTAGGTTTTAAAAAATTTAATTTGGTTGCTCCTGCAGCACCTTTTATTGCGTGTACTTTTTCAAGTATTTCAATTTCTTGGCCACTTAATGTTCCAGTATAGCTGAAATCAAATGGTTTTATTTCTTTTTTAAGCTTAGCCTCTTTGTATTTAAATTTCTTAATATCCGAATCAGATTTATTGTTCTTAATAAATTTCTCAACTCTCTTTTCTATTCTGTTTAATGCATTTTGATCAAAATACTTTGTGTCTTTTGAATCGTCATATAGTTTTCTAATAACAGAAACTTTGTCTTTTATTATAAATGCTAATATCTTTTTATAAGCAGTATCATCAAAAGATGGTAAGTTAAAATTAATTGTATTATCTAAATCAGTTGTGAAGATTGAGTGCTTGTCTTTTATAAGGTTTATCGCTTCATCATATTGTGTATAAAACTTAGTATAATCAAAATTTGCTAATGTTGCAACAGTGGTTTCTTTTTTATCAAATCTGCCGTCTTTACCATTGGTTTTCATTATAAAATTAACCCTATCAATTAAATCAATAAGTTTGTTTCTATTTTCTTCTAAATCTTTAGTTGCTTTTTCGTCTCTTATTTTATTTAAAAACTCGGTTATTGTTGTTTTGATATATGCATCAATTATTTCTCTAGATCTATCATACTTTGATGTTCCGGAATCAAATCCTAAATCTAAAACAACATTATGATCTGATGAACTAACTTTAGCAAGTAATTCTTTTTCTACTCTTCCATAAAGATTGGCAAAATCAACAAATTGTTTGTATTCGCCCAATAAATTAACCTGTATTGTTGATGACAATGTATTTTGAACATCAATTTGATTAATTGTTCTATATGTTTGTGATATAAACATAGGTAAAAATTCTTTACCATATGATTCTGTTAGTTTTGTATATGTGTTTTTGAAAGCACTAAAATAATCATTGGTTGATTTAAATAAATTTTGAATGACTTCTTTATAGGTCATTTTAGTTCCATTTTGTGATCCAATCCAAGTACCGTCTTTTTTAGTTTTATCTTCAGTTGGTAAACCAGCAACACCTGGTGTTTTAACGCCTCCGGTTAATTTTTCTAAGAAATCAACATTGAATCTCTGTAGTTTGTCTTGGTCAACAGTAGAATCGGCTCTATAATCATAAACCTCAGTATTTGCATAAAAGTTTGAACTTAAAGCATTTTGTAACTTGGCTACTGGCTCTTTAATACCTTGACCACCAATAAAGTTAACTTGTAATGTCACATCAGCAACCATTGGTTGTACACCAATACCTTCTGGGTTTAAATCCCATGTGCTATTTTCATATGTAATGTTCATAGCCGTTATCACAATCTTTGAATGGTAAAAATCACCAATTCTTAAAACACAAACAGGTGGCGGGCCAAATGTTGTATTTCTAGCATCGACAACGGTTCCATTTATGTCTGTTCCTAATTGTTTAACTGGTATCGTGTCACCAGGTCTAATACATTGATGTAAGAATGTTAATCTAGCGTTTAGTCCTTCTGGTGTCATTGAATGGAAAGCTGGATGAAAATATCTCAACTTTTCTTTTAGACTACCAAATACAACAGGATCTGTTTCTTCTAATTTCTTAAAATAGAAACATTCAGAAAGAGCCTTCATTATAAGTTTCTTTACAACATCTAATGGTGGTTTTCTTTTTTTAGTTGTTGTAATTTCTGAAATATCTGTTTTGCCTGGGGTTATTGTTGTTTCTCCGGGGATAAATCTAGTTTTCTTTTCTGGTTCTGTTTTATTAACTTGTTCATAAGTTATTTTAACACTCGCAGATCTACAATAAAAAGTAATTGGAGCGTATTTTTTTAAACCAGTTTTATTTTTAATTTCTTTACCAGTGCAATCATATGTTTCTGGTCCACTTGCTGTTGCTTTTTCACCCTTGTTAACAAAGTCAACAACCATTGATCCTTCAATATCCTCACCATATCCTAACTTTTTAAGATCAATTGTTACCGTTTGATTGGTCTGTGCTGGATTAGCATTTAATTCATCAATTGTTTTATCCCATTTATATTCAGGTATTGTATTTGAATCTTTTGAAATCGACTTTAATACATATTTTATCAAACTATCAGATCTTCTATGTGAAAGTTTAATATTGTATGAATCATCCGCAACAAATGATGTTGATGACTCAATAGTTAGTTTTATTTGTTTTATATTTTTCTTTTCTAATTCTGATTTAAGTGTTGCTGTTGCCCCACTTATTATACCAAAATTTGTTTGTAGTTGTGTAAAAGCTGTATCAATTAAACCCTTTTTCTCATTTATTAATGTTTGAATTGAAATCGTACCTCCACTTGTTGGATCTTCTGTTCCAAATATTACAAATCTATCTGCTTTGTTATCTTTTGTATCAACGGTTAAAATAGTATTAAGACCACTAGCTAATTGATTTTTAAAATTTTCTTTATCTTTAATATAATCACTATATACTGAATCATATGATTGACTTTTAGCATCAATGTATATGTTGCTTTTAGGGCCTGGAATATCATTTGGAAAATAAATTATATTATCAGCTAATACTTGGCCAAGGGTATTTCTACCATCCGCAGCTGGACTTTCAATAGGTTCTTCTCTTCCTGGTTTTACAGTCACTTCACCAGCAACGCTATTAAATTCAAGTGATGTTGTTGTGTCTTCTCTTCTAAAATTTTCATCTTTTCTATAATACTCAAGATAAGACATAATCAATTGAAGATCGGATGGATCTAATGTAATATATTTTCTAACTAAAGTATAAAAATCAACATCATAACATCCAGCAAAGAATGAATTTAAAAAGTTCTCAGCTTCTTCATCAGAAATTTCTTTAATTAATAAATTAAGAATACTCGGGTGGTCAACAACAACTTTAAAAGATATTGTACCTGTTCTTTCTGTATTCTGATATGTGTATATCGGTTCTGGTCTACCTAGAAAATTATTTTTATCCCAGTTAGCTGTATTAGTTTCGTTTACCTTTAAATCATATGGAGGAAACCACATAACACGGCCACCAGTAGCACCTCTTTCACATATAGGCAAATCATTAACAGTATATCCAAATTTGTTTGAAGTTTTCCATGCTAAATTCTCAATAGAAAACATATATTTTTTAGCTTTACCCTCTATACCGTCTATGTTAGTAGACCCAACAAAAGATCTATTACCATTTGACATGGGGGCTATATTTAAATTCCATGGTGTACTCATAACACTGTCTTCGATTTTTCTAATCGTTCCAGTTTTTTTCATGGTATCTGTATAGTTCATATAAGCCCTATCCTTTGTCCAAACTCTACAATATTCTGTACCATCTTGTACCCCCGTTGCTTTATCAACATATGCAATTGCTGAACCTCTTGATATAAATTTTGTACCCTCTTTAAAAACTCTTGAAGTTTGATCAATAACATTTGCAACATGTGATCTTGATTCACCACCATTCTTTGGTAATGAATTTAATAATTGTTGTGTTTTACCAAGTATTGAATCGTCTCTAAATTCCTGCTTTGTTGATAAGCTATCCTCAAGGATACCTCTCTCTGAAGAATATTCCGTATTGTTGGCACCTAATCTATTTTTTGAATTAATACTAAACCATGTTAATTTTCCCGGAATTGAACCTCTTTCTGAAATATTTTTCTCATTAGAAAATAACTCTGCAGCTTTTGAATCAAATTTATATGAAAGATAGTATGGGCTTAATACTTTATTTTGATTAAAATCTTCTAAAACATTTTTAATATCATCTCCTCTATCATCTCCGATATATGCTTTACCTTCTGGAGCTTCTCTACCTAATACTTTATTTATACCAGTAGCAACACTATCAACAAAATTGAATAGTTTACTTGTATTTTGTGATCTAGCTCTGGTTGTATAATTTGGTGCATAAGTTGAAAAAGATAAATTATCAAATAAAACATCTTTTTGACCATCACTCAAATATTCAATCATTAAGTCTGATGGTTTTCTACTTGCCGCCGGTCTTCTTTGTATTCCTAATAATGAACCTAATACACCTGTAGCATCTTGAAATATTTTTCCTAATTCAGTTTTAGGTACTGGTCTGTTTACAACAGGGTTTGCTGGATTTGTTAAATAATCACCAGGTATTTCTGACCATGGAAATTCTATACCAGAAACTGTTTGTAAAAAATCTATTGCTTTGCCAGGTATAGTTTTTGCAACAGTAATCTTATAATTTTTTTCAATTAATCTTTCTCTACCTCTTATAATATTAATTGCAGATGAAAGATTACCATTAACGGCGTCTAATATTCTTGCTCTACCTTCTGTAGCTGTTTTTAAATTTTGCCTAATTCTAGATTGAACTGGACCGTCTGGTGATTCGGTTAAATGATAGTTGGCAAATTTTGCTAATGTCGATTCAAATTCGTAATTACCAGAATTTAAAGCCCCAATAAGACTTCTACCTAATATACCGTCAGCTATTGGAAAATATGGATACAACCCTATATTACCTGCTGGGTCAATTAAAATTCTTGTATTTTCTAAAACCTCATATTGACTATTTTCAGGTCCAAATCTATTACTACCATCTGTTGAAACTAATTGAGCAGCTCTAGATGTATCATCGTTTAATGTTACATCCCCTAAATCCCTATTGGCAATATTTCTGGTAGTTTGAATAGAGTAGTTAGATGTGTTAAAAGTTTGTGGACCATTTGGCTTTTGTAGGGTCTTAGCTAATAACTCATCTCTAAGTTTTTTTGTAGAATTAAAATCTAAATAACTTGGCATCTATTCTTTTATCTAATAAATAGATAATTTATTATTTTACTATGCGTATGTTTTGGTGCTTTTAACAATATTAGAAACAAATTCAGCCCTCATTTGTGGATTTTTAGATAGTTCATCAACCACAATACCCGCTAATTGTGTGCTATTACTGTTTATATCCACTTTAATATCTACAGAGCCTGTAAAACCTTTTAATCCCTCATAAGCATCTTTACCCTTCTCTATACCTCTTTCAATTAATTCTTTTGCTTTTTCTAGGACCTCAGTTGCTTTTTCTTGAATATTCAAATCTTTAGTTATGTCACTTAGTTTTGTTTCTAAATACTTAATTGTCTCTTGTACCTCTTTTGGCATTCCCCCTTTTACTTTATCGATTATTTTGTCTAAAGCTTCGCCAGCGGCTCCTGTAGCCTCGCCATATACTTGTTTCATTGTTTGTGCACTGTTATTTTGAGTAGGGTTAATTTTTTCAGTAAAATCAACTGCCTTCTTCATTAAATTAGCGGCAGCATCTCCAGCTGGTCCACTTCTAACATCTTCCATTAATCTTAGATAAATGGCTGTCGCTACATTTAGTATTTTGGTTGTTTCGTTAAATTGATTTCTAGCAATATCTATTGGTTTTTCGTCTGCTGCTTTTTTCTGTAAATCCTGTAATTCTGCTAATTGTTTATCTGTTAAATCACTTAAACTAACAAAACCATCTTTAACATTGGTTAACCCCATTTGTTGAACCATATTTTTAGGTATATCAAAACCAACTTTTCCATCTTTTATTGTTGCAATATTTGAAACAAATTCTCTTTGATCATCTGTTAATGATGGGAACATATTCAACTCGCTCATTGCTTCAAATTTAGCAGCACCTTTAACCGCCATATTTGTCAATTCACCCATTGAAATACCTAAAGCATCAGACATTGCTTTTGCTCTTCTTAAATTGGCGCCACTTACTTCAAATCTTCCTTGTTCTGCATTGTATGTTGCTAAACTTCTTGCTGCCCCAATAATGCTTGTTTGTAACGATTCAACATTATTTGTTGCGTCGTACATTAATTTAATTGGGTCTGCTAAATCACCGACAGCACCACCAACAACTTGCAAATTAGCAGCTAAATTTATTGCACTTTCTGGATCATATAATTTATCAGCAACAGTAAAAATACTTTCCATATTTATTTTTAAAGCTTGAGCCTCTTGAACCATTTTACCTAAACCAGCTATTCCGTTTTGGAATCCAAATGCATTTAATTTACCAAGTTGACTTATTAAAGTTTCTGATGTGGCTTTTGCACTAAGGCCTAGTTTTATTGATCTTAAACCAATTTGTTCAATAGATTTTGCCGCCCCATCAAGACCAATTCCAACATTTCTAAAATTTTCAGCATTCTCTAATAATGTTTTTGAATTTTTTGTAAACGCTAATGATGCAACCATCCCATTTGATATGGTTTTATCACTGTAGGCCGCCATCCTTTCAGAATTAACCATTAAAGACTCAACGGCGCTTACTGTTTCATTTGTTGTAACACCAAATCGTTGAGCTTCAATCATAGCAAATCTGGTTGAATCCATCATTTCGGTAGCTATTCTACCAACATACCCACCAGATCCCCTTGTCTTTTCTAATAATTCAACATTTAATTTAGCAATATCACCTAGCAAGACTTCAGTTGTTGCAAGTCCAGCATCGAACATCCCAGATAATAACTCTAAAGGATTAAATGTTGCCATTCCCTTTACGGTATCAATTATTTTTTTACCTGTTTCTGTATTAATCCTAGCTAAAGTCTGTGCTTGTTGATCTATAAAAGCAGCACCTAGTGCACTTGCAATAGTATTACCACCGCTTGTGGTTTTTGATGTTGATTTAGAGGCTTTAGCTGCTGTATCAGCAATTGCACTAGCGTGTTTTTCTGATGCTTTTTTTGCATCATCATCATCAATACCTAAACTTCTTAAAAAGTCGTAAAAATCTTTTTTTATGTCTGCCATATTACTAGTGCTATAATATTATAAATAGTTTTATTCAGTTTTTTGTAATATAGCATTAATCATACTTGTTCTTTCGTGAATTGGTAGAATTAAGATATCTTGATAACTAAATCCTCTTGATACAAGAAATAGTATTGTTTCTATTTGACTTTTTTTATATTCCGTAGAAGGGACGAAAAAATTCCACCCCAAAGTCAACCAAAACTGGGACCTTTTCTCCTGACGGGGCGATTACATCTACTATTAAGTCTAAACCTGGTTTATTTTCTGATACAAATTTTTTAAATTCTAACGAATCTTTAATTGGTAGATTTTGAATAAATTGATAAATAGCCATTTGATCTCTTTGACCTTCTACCGATTTTATCATCATTTCCAATCTTTTTGTATTAACAGGAGCAACGTTTGTGCCACTTGATTCTTTAATTAATTGTAATTCTTTTTCTTGTGTATTTGATAAAAACTTAAAAGTTACATTCTTTTTGGATACTGGAAGACTAAAAGTATATTCACCGTTAGCATCTGGTGTCAATTTAAAGTCTTTTACCTTTAAAACAGATAAATCTATTACAGTTTCAAATTGCTTTTTTGTTGCTGGGTCTGTAATTGTTACTGTATACTCAGTTCCAAATGCGGTATTTCTTAAAAATATTAATATTGCTTGTCTATCTTCTTCTACAATCTCATCAAAAGAAACATCTTTATCTAAAATTTTTCTTTTTAATAATTCATCCACAACTGTTTCGGATTGAATCAGGTTTGGTGACATTAAAATATTTTCATCTGATGCAGTTAAGTATGCAACTCTTAATGATTTTCTTCCGTTGGAATAATGTACACCTTGAGAAGGTAATTGAACAACATCATACGCAACCATTGGGTTAATATTTTCCATAATAGTATTGAATTCTTTTCTTTTAATATAACTATAAAATAATTAAAAATCAACAGTGTAAGGTTTCACGTGGAACACTTGTTACAAGTAATTGATAATCAGTTAAATAAAAATCCCACATCCGTTTTTCACGAATATGGGATTATAAATAAAACTATTTGAATATTAGTAAACTTGGATACATCTATCCATTCTTAGTTCAGCATCGATTGAAGCTAAAGCATCTTCTGAATAGCTAAGATCACCAAAATTTAAACTTGTTAAGAAACAGCCTTCTAAAATCCACTTCTCAACAACAACCCCTGTTGGATCTAACATTTCAAGTTCTACGTTCTTTTTATATCCTGCAGCATAGCCCATTCTACCGGTTACGGATTCAGCATGAAGACGGAACCATTCCATCAATGCTTGGGATGCAGATGGACCAATTGGATCTTTAAAAGTAACCTTAATTGGGTCCCAGGTAAATCTACCTGCTACATATGTTGAAGTATTTAAAAACGGAATTTCAGTTGAATTAATTTTAGCACTAGGACGGGATGTAGATGTTACATACCACTCGTTGATACCCAAAGATGATGGAAATCTTAGGATAAACCTATTTTTACGTTTCGGCTCATATGGAACCGGCATTTTCATTAATAAATCTGCCATTGTGTTTGTGTTATATTGTTTTGTTTATTTCTTTCCTTATAAATATATCAATATTAGAAATAAATTTATTTTTCAAAATACTTGACTTTTTGGAAAAAAATCGTTAGCTTTTTGCTACTACGTTACTAAAATACTAATGTTCTAATATTACTATTTTACTTTATTTGATACGCTTACACGGAAATCATAAAGACCTCTTTCTTTCTTAATTGATTCAAGAATTGGGTTAACCAATCTTAAGAACTCTTGTCTAACTTGATCATCGTTTTGTTCAAACAATAATCTTACAGCTACTGCAGATATTAACTTTCTTGCTCTTAATAATAATCTTCTTACGTTGATTCTATCAAGTGCTGATTCTCTAACTTGTAACGTTTTGTTACCCCAGATAATAGTACCTGTATCAGAGAATGTTGCAATTGGGTTAATTCTAGCTTTGTAAAGTTCATCTCTTTCATCAAGAGTTAACTTCTTAGTTGCTTTGATTGAGTTAACAAGACCTCTTGAATAACCAGCGACCGCAAACCATGGGTAAGATACATTATCAGTTAATGCAATATTCTTCAATACTTCACCTGTTGGCGGAATATAAAGTTGTGTAGCGTTATCTGTATCTCTTACTTGAATCCAAGGCCAGTAAGTTGCTGAGTAGTTAGAATCGAATCCTAAATCATCTAAAGCACCAATTACTTCGTCAGCACCTGTTGTACCACTAAAGTTAGGAGCGTTGATGATATAAAGCGAGTCTGCTCTATCATTCTCAATAATATCAACCGCCTGATTTACAAGTGAGCTATGGTCATTCCAGTTAATACCTGGTGTAGCAAAAATATTAATATCAACAGCTTCAGGATTTTTGAATGTTTCAATACCTTGTAAAAATGCATAGTAATCTGAGTTACCAACTAAACTATTGAATACACCGCCATTAGTTGTGTGCCCACTTATGTAAGTTGTCTTTCCGAAAATGAAACCATCTCCGTTTGATCTAACATTTCTATAGATATCCCAACCATCAAATCCACCAAATACTGGTAATGTAAATTTACGGAAATTAACACCATCTAATTTACCTTTATCAGTACCTTCTAAATCGTATGAAGTTGTTTTAAATAATTTTTCACCAGTAGTTCCTGTAATATTTGCTGCGTTAACAGACAAGTGGAAACCAAAAGACGAATCAGTTGCATCGGTACCTTTAAATTTGAACATATCTCTATCGAAAATGAAGTGTTCATCTGTAGATAAACCTAATGTAACCTTCTTAACCTTATCACCATTTGTTGTTACAGGGGTTCCGTCTATATTGTAGTATAGAACATCACCAGCATCGTAGTATTTTGTTTTAAAACGAATACCACCAACATTAGCTTTTGTTGTTACGCCCTTGAAACCAGCTGGGATTGCATCTGTTGGAGCATCATCTGCCATAACCAACATAATGTACTTAGATCTTAATTCATATTCACCATCAGAAGTACCGATCTTTCTACCAACATAACCTGGAAGATCTGGATTCATAGTACATCTACTATATTTTTCTAATACAACTTGATTTGCATCAGTATCGTTGAAATCACGAACAAGAACATCAAATTCACCTGTGTCTAAATCAATATTTTGAACAGTTACTTTAACTTCGTAATTAGATGCATCACCATCAGATATTGTTAAGAAACTGAATAGGTCAAATACCTTACCGCCCCTAACTTCAGAAACGATGGTTGAAGATCCAGCCATATCCCACTGGGTCATGAAGTTATCACCTTCAGTTGCGTTTACAACTGTTGTACTTAAACCTCTAATTAAACCTTGTTCAAAAAGATTTGAAACTAAGTTTGGATATGCTTCGTGTACATATAATGGATATTCAATTTTATCTTTATCAAATACATCAGCACCAATTACCTTTGTAAGGTATTTTGTGGAAGTTTGATCTAAAGAACAATTAAATGTTCTAACATCACTATCGATATCAGTTACTTGAATTGTAAAGTCAGCTAAAGGATTGGTTGATAATCCAGAGCCACTAACACTAACAGTTGTGCCGGTTACTCTATGTGTTAATACGTTTTGAATATAGTTACCTCTAGATCTTAATAAGCAAACTTGCATATCATGATAATCAGTATTCAAAGACGCGTTATACTTAAATCTTGTAACGGTAAATTCTGAAGTACCAGTTGAGTAAACAAAAAGGTATGAATATACACCATCAATTGTTGAATCAGTAGAACCTGTTTTAGTATAGTAAACGTTGTACCAATCTTTATTATTGTTTGAGCCGATTGGTGAAACCAACTCTGTTCCTGTAAGTCCGCTAGTAGCAGATTCTGGAACTTCCCCAATTGTAAACCACTCGTTGTGTGCATAAACACCACCAGAATTGGTTGCTGCTACCAAGTAGTTAGTTATTGAAGAACCTTCTGTTGAAGTTTTTCCTGATAATTCAGCATAGATTGTGCTGCCTGTTACACCTGTTGTTGTTGGTATTAATGAAATACCTGCTGTTGATCCGCTTAGTGAACCAAGAGTTACACCGCCTAGAGCTTTGATACCCCAAGTTCTGCCTGGTTTATATCCAGTAAGTCCTAATACACGGGTTACAAATAATTGGTTTGACTCTTGTAAATAAGATTTCGCAACATATGGAAGTTCATATTTTGGATTTCCAGCACCATCTTTTGCGGGGCT